GGAATTAAGCTTCGATGGGGAGGAAACTGGGATATGTGGGAAGAAAACGGGAGATGGGAAGTAAATGATAATAAATTTGATGATTTTCCTCATTTTGAATTAAGGGAGAGGGGGGAATAATGGCGTTAAAAAAGAATTTTGTATTTGACCCGGGAGCTAATAACCCCCTAATGGATATTAGACCAGCAATGGAAAGGAAAGAAGGCTGGGTAGTGGATGCATATCCTATTATTGGAACAAAGGAGAAGTTTCATAATTTTCTTAACAAAGCTGGGCTTATCAATAAAGTTCAGACTAACACTGATTTAGCCGTTGCAACTAGTCAAGGGGAGAAAACAGGTGAGAGTATTAATACCCCCTACGATATGTTAGATTGGTTAAAAAACTTAGCTAGAAGACCAAAGCCACCGCCTCCACCTCCAGAATATGCATATGACGTAGAATCTGATAGGCAATGGATGAAGGATTGGGTTGATAGGAATGAAGGGAACATTACTAAGTGGGTTTCAGACCGACCTAATCTACCCTATAACTATGAAGACTTACGCCATGCTGTTCATAATGATGATATAATGCTAAGACCTATACCAAAGGACGAATGGACTGCCCACAAGATTAAGTCGGGAATTAATAAACGCGCTGGTGGATGGTATGCAAATCTTGTTGGTGACGTAAAAGGTGGAGTAATTAATTACCCAGAAGGGAGCTTTAAGGGTACTTCTCGTGGAGGAATAGCTCCTCACGAGATAATGCATTTTTTTGCTGGACATGTTCCTTCCTCAACTACAGGTGCTCATAGAAATGTTCCTGATATTAACCCATATCAAGCGTTAGATAAGAAGCTAGGAGGATGGTTGCCATCTTTTCACCCCGGTGGAAGAAGGCCTTGGTCTATGAAGTCTCCTGATACTTATCATCCTCATTTTGATGAAGGAGCTTATAGTAGAGCATCTGGTTGGGATGACCCAAGTCATCCATGGAGTAGAGAGTCGCAGTTTAATAAGTGGAAAAAGAATTGGGTAGAAAAGCATGCTCCAGCTAGACTACTTAATAGTGCTCATCAGAACTTTAATAGGTGGAAAGAAAAAACCTTTCCACCTCCATATAAACCACCTGATACAGCTTGGATGGATGATGATTTCACATTTAACAAAGCATTCGACTCAGCAAGGTCTTCAGGCCTAAAAACTTTTCATTGGCGCGGTAAAGAGTATACTACAAAAGTAAAATAGGGGGATAATGGACCATACTACTGTCCGAAAAGGTAGGATTGGTGAACTTCTAGTGATAAATGATTTGTTAGATAAGGGATATGATGTGTATACACCTGTAGTTGATGACAATGGTGTTGATTTTGTAGTTATGATGGGGGATTTATTTAAAAAGGTGCAGGTTAAGACCCATGATAATCCTAGTAATCCTAATCGAACCTCAATAGAGGTTAATACTAGAACCGTACGGAATGTAGATGTAGTTGCTATCCCTGTTAAGCAAAAAAATTGTATATGTTATATGAAGGCAGAAGACTTAGGAAGGTCTTTTACTATAGCGTATGCTCCCAGTTTAAGTGGTCAAAAGCTATTAAGAAACTGGTATGAAGATTATTTGAATTTTCCTTGGGAATAGTTATGTTCACAGTACCTATTAAACACAGAGGTGATGATTCACCTACATATTATAAAGTTTATGAGAAAAAAGAGATGGATTCAAAGGATATGGGGTATGTTTACTGGAAAGATGCCAGAGAAGGTGATTGGGCTTTATCTGACGATGGATACTGTGCAAAGGTTATTAAAAGGACTAAATATCCGAATGATAGAGGTAGTCATACTATATATCTTCGTCTTCCTTGGGGCTACTTCATGTGGAACCCAAAGTATTCTACTACAAAGTTTAATGTTAAAGGGAGGGTTACTCCTCATACTCTTAAGGGTAATCCTTATATGTCGGGAGCAAAAAAGCAGGAGAAAATGATGAATCTTGCTATGTGTTATGCCCAGACAATGAATAAGGATTTAGCTATTGACCTTGCATTTGGTTCAATGACTGATAAACAACACCTTACTTGGAAACGAAGAATGAAAACGGAGGATTTTAGAGATATGGTAAGAGATGAATTACAAAAATTGCTGAATGAGCATGGATATACAGCAGACTGGACAATGGATTTGTTCGGTGAGGCTATTGAAATGGCCAAGAAAAAAAATGATACTTCTAATCTTATGCGTGCAGTAGAGAATCTGCAGGATATGCATGGGATGAAGGAGAAACATTTACAAAAGACTACTACTCAGATTGAAGCTGTCAGTACATCGCGTATGCTAGAAGAGATTCAAGAGGAAGAGAAGAAATTAAAAGCTACCCAAGTCATAGAGAAAGAAGTTGATACAGAAGCCGATAACTGATGATTATGAGGAGCGATATGCTAGGCTCCAGTCATTAAAGAAGTTAAAGAACAATATAGGGCTGTTTGGGCGATTTTGTTTCCCGACTGCTGCAAAAAGGACAACTCCTCCGTTCCATGGTGAGATTTATAGCCACATAGCTGATAAAACTGTACCAAGGGTTCTAATTGCAGCACCTCGGGGAACCGCCAAGTCTACTGTTGTTTCGCTATTTCTTCCGTTACATCGTGCGGCTTTTAAATCTCCTGACGAGGATTTATTCATTGTTATTGTTTCCGAGAGTCAGTCACAGAGTGTAAACTTTCTTTCAAGGATAAAATATCATTTAGACCATTCTGATAAGTTTAAGGAAGTATTTGGAGACTTTTCTCACAATACTGCACGTAGATGGACTAATTCTGACATTATTCTTGCTAATGGGACTAGAATTATAGCAGTTGGAACAGGACAAAGAGTCCGTGGTTTTATTGAGGGTGATACTCGTCCTAATCTAATTATAGTAGATGATTTTGAATCAGAACTTAATGCCTATACTGCTGAAGGCAGAGCTAAGAACAGAAAGTGGATGACAGAAGCAGTTATCCCCTCTTTGTCAGATGATGGCAGAATAGTTATGATAGGAACTGTTATATCCGAGGATTGCTTCTTATGTTGGGCTAAAGAGTCATCTGCATGGGCAACTTTGTGGTATAGTATTTGGGATGAAAATGAGAAGAGTATTTGGCCTCAAAGGTTCCCAAAGTCACGTATAATGGGTATAAAAGAGGAGTTTCAGAGTGTTGGTAATTTAAATGGTTTTTATCAGGAGTATATGAATATAGCACAATCTCCTGACGATGCTCCTTTTAAACCTGAATATATCCAGTTACATCATTACGATTTTGAAATAAGAGATGGACAGGCATGTCTTGTACGAACAACAGGAGAAAAAGAAGATGTTAAGCCGATTGAAGTCTATTGCGGTGTGGACCCTGCTAGTAGCCTTTCTGCTAGGGCAGACTTTTTTGTTATTGCTACTGTGGGGATTGACAGCGACAATAATAAGTATATTGTTGATATATACAGGAATAGGTTGGACCCTGCGCTCCAGCCTGACAGGATTATCAAAACTTACAAAAAATATCGCCCAAGGAGAATGAAAATTGAGACTGTAGCTTATCAGGAAGCCTTGAGAAGTGCAGTTCGCAAACAAATGCTGGAACAAAACCTATACATACCCGGTTTAGAGAAAGGGGTTAAACCCCGAACGCGTAAGAGCGAAAGATTGATTAGTTTAGTGCCTATGCTGGCAAAAAAGGAATTTTACTTCAGACCACAGGATATTTCAGCTCAACAAGAGTTTCTTAGTTATCCTCGCGGAAAGAACGATGATATTATGGATGCAGTATGGATTGCACTGGATAAGTCCTTTCCATGTAAGAAATCCTCATTGAATGGTGAAGCAAAGAAAAAGACTAATAAAATACTTGATTGGTTAACGCTATAGTGTTTAAATTAACTTAATAATGAATAAAGGAGTCTTCTAAAATGTTTGGTGGTCTAATGAAGTTTTTAACTGGTGGCAAGCAAATGCATGATATTGTTGGTGGAAATACGCTAAGTGGGATAGCCCAACAGTATGGGACTTCTCAAGATAATTTAATGAGTATGAACCCACAAATTACTAATCCGGACCAGATTATGGCAGGAGAACAGATGCAAGTAGGGCAAACTCCGGGTCTAATGGATAGATTTGGTTATGGTGAAGGCCAGTGGGCTCCGGGTAAAGGAATAGGTATGGCTGGTGCAGGTTTATATAATATGTTTAAAGGTTTAGGTGGCGGTGGTGCATCAGGTGTAGCTCAAAATCCATATGTAGCTGCTCCGTCAGCTGCTAATGCTCCTCCTCCTCCAGTTGCAGGACCTCAAAATCAACAGCAAGGCTTTATGGACAGAATGATGAAAGGTACAGGTGGTAACCCGGGTCTATTGAGTAAGGAAGGGCTTGCTGCTATGACTGGGCACTTAAATCAACCACAAGAAGATTTT